AGCAGCAGATCTAAACACAGTACGCGCAACGGTTGAGGCAAGGCTTGCGACTGAGCTTGCATCAAGTCCTGTAATTCCAGTTGTATTCAATAATGTCTCTTATGCGCCAACGCCCAACTCATCATGGGTGCAGTGCCTATTAAGCTTTGGGGCTAATGAATATCTAAGCCAAGGGCTAACAACTGACTCTCAAAATCGAATTGTTGGCGTCATCGTCATCAATATCTTCACGCCTGCTGGTGTTGGTTCCGGTGCTAACTATACGATCGGCAAGCGTATTCGCGATCTCTATAATCGAGTCATAGTGTCGGGGGTTTACTTCGATGCGCCAATCGGTCCTGAAGTTGTTGGAACACCAGCACCTGAAGGATACTTCCACACTCAGGTCCGTGTGACCTTTGAATTCATCGAGGAACTCTGACCATGGCTACCATTCGAGGCGAACAGGGAACTGTTCAATTTGATGCAGCAGGCACCACTAACGCCACGATTGTTGGCACTCGTAGCTGGAGCCTGACCATCACCAAAGAAACGCTCGACACCAGCGTTCACGGCGACACTTTCCGCAGCTTTGTTGGCAGCATGGTGTCTGGCTCCGGCACTGTTGAACTCGTTTACGATCCAGACGCTACTGGTCAAGCTGGATTCATTGAAGACGTTGTTACCGTCAACGATCCTGCAGATGCAACGTTTGAGCTGTTTACCACTGGCACCACTACTGGTACCGATTCGGTGAGCTTTGCTGGCATCATCACCGACATGGAAATCACTTCCACCGTTGGCGAGCTTGTCATCGTGAGCTGCAGCTTCATCACTAGCGGCACCATCACTTCCAATTTGGAGTAAAAAGGCTATAGTTTGAGTGACAAATGTGTCGCTTAAATGCCTGCTTCAAATCGCACCGTTGATCTGCTGGTTGGGGCTTTTGATCTCAACCAGCGCCGCAAGTTTGAACTAAAAAACGAGGCTGGAGACATTATTGTCGAGCTGTATTTCAAGCCGATCACTCGTGCTGATCGCAAGAAAGCGCAAAGTCTTTCTAGCACTGAAGAAGCACTAGACATCAGCACACAGATGCTGTGTCAAATGGCTGAGCTGAAAGATGGCACAAAAGCATTTGCTTCTGCTGATGCCGTAAAGCTTCAACGACAACTGCCTGAGTCAGTCCTGAATGAACTTGAGCTGTTCTTGTTCGGTGTTGGTGAAGAAGCTGAACTTGACGAAGCAAAAAACGACTGACGCAGGACAGTTGGCTCTACTTTGAGTTTTTCCTGGCCTGCGAACTAGGCATGACGGTTAGCAAGCTTCGCACGGAATTGACCGATGCGGAGCTTGTTCATTTTGCTGCTTACTATCAGCTGAAAGGAGAGCGAGAGGAAAAACAAAGAGATCGCGCAAAAATGCGTCGGCGGTAAAGTGTAGACATCGCTTGCGAAAGCCGTGGCAGTATCCAACGTTGAGCTGAGAGTTGATGGCCGTAATGCTGTCAACGAACTCAATCGCGTCAACAAAGCCGCTGGCACACTTCAGGGCACTGTCGGCAAGCTTGTCGGAACTTTTGCTGGAATCCAAGCAGCTAAGTTTGTTTTCTTTAAGACTGCTGAGCTTGAGACACAGACTCGCAGCCTGAAAGTTCTAACGGGCTCACTTGGTAACGCGCAAAAGATTATCAAGGAACTGCAGCAATTTGGTGCTGTCACTCCATTCACTAGCGCCGAGCTGATTGAAACAGCAAAACGGCTTAAAGCGTTTGGCTTTGAGACAGAAAAAATTGTAGATGTCACCAAGCGCCTTGGTGATATTGCTGGCGCAACAGGCGCTGACCTTGGAGGGATTGCCACTGCATTTGGTCAGATTCAAGCCAAAGGAAGATTGCAAGGTGAAGAGCTGCTGCAGCTCCAGGAGCGTGGCGTTGACCTGCAAGGCACGTTGCGCAAAGAGTATGGACTAACTGCAGACGAGTTTCAGAAGGCACTAAGTAAAGGCCAGATCGGTGCTGATGCCGTTAATTTTGCACTCGAAAAACTAACGAACACTGGTGGCAAATATGCCGATGGTGCGATTGCACAATCAGATACTTTGTCTGGCAAATTGAGCACACTGCAAGATGGTGTAGATACGTTAGCGAGGAGAATAGGTGAAGTCTTGTCACCTGTTCTTAAAGGAATTTTTGACCAAGCAATTCAAACGCTAAATGTTATCAACAGAGTAATTGCAGCTGGCAGGGGAGGCGCGTTTAATCGTGCGATTGGGGGAATAAGCGCAAGCATTACGTTTGGTGCAACGTCTCAATCATTAGATGATGCGGCAAAATTTTTGGATCAAGTTTCTTCGCAAAAAAATCGAGTAGGCCTTGAGCAAAACATTCAAGCCTTGACGCAATTAAGCAATGCGTTGAAGAGAATTCCGGCAACTGACCCTAACGCAGCAACAGCAGTGGCATTACAGGGTCGAATAATGCAAATGCAAAGCCAAAATTTGAAGGCTTTAGAGGCTTTGCCAGCTGCTCAAACAATGCAGCAAGTCAATATTCCTGAGCTTGCTGGTGGTACCAGCACTGGTACTGGCAAAGGTACTGGCAAAGGTGCATTGCAATCGCGAGTTGATGCTTCAAAAGAATTGCTTGCTCTAAACCAGCAGTTGTTTGGCAGCAATGAGCAACTGAGCGAACTTGAGAAAATCAATCTTGAATTTCAAATAAAAAAACAAGAAATTTCAGAGCGAAATTTATTGCCACGCGAAGAAGAAATCGCTTTGCTGAAGGCAACTGCAGGTTTTGAGGCTGATCTTTTAGGGTATCGAGAAGATCAATTAAAGATTCAGGAACAAGCGGCTAATCTTGCTGAACGTGAACGCAAAAACCGTGAGGCCGAAGAAAAACGTCGCCTTGAAGCTGATCCTGGCTATCAAATGCAGAAGCAATTAGAGGAATTGATTGACGTGCAAAATCAAGTTGCTGCTGGTGCTACTGCTATCGGCAATGCCTTTGCAAATTCATTCAGGAGCGTAATTACTGGCAGTAAGACAGCACAGGAAGCATTGGCCGACATGATGTCTGCTGTGGCTGAGCACTTCATGAATATGGCCGCAAAGATCATTGCTCAGCAGATCGCAATGATTCTGTACGGCACGATCATGAAGGCGCTGGGCATTGGCGGTGGTGGCTTCGCAATGTCGTCTGGTGCTACTGGCAATTTCACCCAAGTCGATTCAAATGTTCTTGGATCACTTGGCGGCATACCAACAGGATATGCAGAAGGTGGATTTGTTTCAGGCCCAACTAACGCACTTATTGGCGAAGGCGGTGAACCGGAATACGTCATCCCTGAAAGCAAGATGCGTGAAAGCATGTCGCGTTACTCGCGCGGTGCTCGCGGTGGTTCTGTAATTCCAGGCGTAGGAGATTCTGGAACGTTAGGTGAAGGTGCAGGTGCTGCAGTTGCCGCACCAATCGACGTTCGCTACACCGTGGAACGTATCAACAGCGTTGATTATGTGACCGCTGATCAGTTCCAGGCTGGCATGAGGCAAGCTGCTAATCAAGGTGCTAAACAGGGTGAACAGCAAACATTGAAACGGCTGCAAATGAGCGGTGGCACTCGTAAGAGGTTGGGAATGTGACGCAGTTTGCTTTCGGCCACGTTTTAAGGATTCAGCCTAAAGACACCGTTGATTTTCGGTTTCAAAACTTTTTCATTGGCAAAGAGCTGACCCACAACGGTGACAAATATCAGTTTGCGCCATTTGGTTTTTCTGGCGTTACTGTCAATAGAACGGGTGATGGCCTTGAAGCATCACTGGTCTTTCCAAATAACGACTTGACTAGGGATTGGGCCGTCAATGCAATTGAAGGCAGCCACTTGATGTCAGTTGACGTGTTGATTATTGAAGACTCCGATCCAGACAGTGGATTGTCTGCAACACATACGATCGTTCACACCTACACCGGACAAGTAACTGGCGGCCAATGGGATGACACCTCGCTCAACCTAGAGCTGAGTTCTGTGTTAGACGCTGTTGGAACGGATGTACCTAGGCGCGTTTTGTCACAACGTTTGGTTGGCAACCTGCCAATTACAAGCAATGTCCGACTGCAGTGATCTAATTGGAATGCCTTATCGCCTAGGCGCTAATGGCAGTGATGGTTACATCGACTGCATACACATGGTTTATGTGGCATTAGAACGGATGGGCATTGAGGCCCCAGCGTTTAAAGAGTCTTGGTATGAAGCAAACAAATGGGAAATTTGTCGTGATCTGATGAGCTGGGGTTTTCGAGTAAAAAAGCCAGAGTATGATGGTGATATTCTGCTGTTACCGCAGCAATCCTGGGCATTCGCAGTCACATGGCAGACGGGAATCTTGTACGTCAATCGAATGTCGGAAAAAATTCAATGGTCTTCGGTCCGTCTATTTACGAAGTACCACTGCTTCCGTATGAGAGGCAGTTAATTGAAACGATTGGAATAACTGAAGAGGAGTATCGCAAGTTTGCTGCTGAAGTAAGGCGCAAGGGATTGGTGCGTCCGGCTGAGTATGAGCATCTGCCTGACATTCAGGCAACTGGTACTGAAGCCGTTTTGATTAGTCTTGCCATCAGTCTTGTGCTGACTGGTGTTTCATATTTGCTAACACCAAAACCAAAGATGCCAGAAGCGTCAAAAAGGTCACAGCTTGATCTTGGCAGCGTTAATACTGGCAATCGTTTTACTCAAAGTCGAGGTTTCGATACTCTCAACGAGCTTGCAGATTACGGCTCGCCAATTCCAATTATTTTCGGTCTTTATAACGAGACTACTAATTCTGGCGGAATGCTTGTCACGCCAAAGCTGGTGTGGTCGCGGGTGTTTAGCCATGGAACGCAACAGTCAGCCTTGCTGATGTTCGTCGTTGGTGAGCAAGGTTTTGCTGACAACATTAGTCCTGACGGCATTGCAAAACCAGACCTTGAGGGAGTTTTCCTTGGTAACAACGCCTTGGATATTGTCCACAAAGACTTTTTTAGTTTTTACTGGAAGCCAAACACCACTATTCCAGACAAGAAAAGAATCAGAGCAAGCGACCTTGTGTATGGAACGCAGCAACAGGAACTGCCGGACGATGAAGACGTTTTCCTGTGTCCTAGCAATATTTCCGACGCGTCTACAGAGTTTTGCCATGCCTATTCACCTGCTAACAACGTAAGTTTTGGCGTTCACTCTGCCATTCCAAACGGCACTGGCTACAGAGTCAATTATGAAGTTGTTTCTATTCCAGACGGAACAGAAAACAGTCAGGTATATGTTTTAGTTCTTCGTCGCATGAAAATTGTCGGCGCTCAAATTGATTTTGACGAAGACGATATTGACATTGGAGACGAAGACAAATTACAAGAAGTCCGTAAACAGGACATGGAGGGCGAAGGGCGTCAGTACAGCCCCCGGATGGGGCTGACAAAGCTCATTAGAGAAAATGGCGCTACGGTCAATGTTGACGATGATGTTGCAGGAGAAAGAAGGCATGTTGCCAAAGATATAGCTGAGGGCGACCAAGTTGAATTTACAATCAACCCAAGTTCAATAAGGTCTGACAAGTATCAACGTAGCAACAACAGGGGTGGAGAAAATGTTGACGATATAAATTCAACCGTTGAGGCAGAACAGATTGCAGCCGACGAAGCAATGCAGCTTGGCGAGAGATTCGCAATCGGCAACACTCTTTGGAAGGTAGTAAAAAGGAGAATAGACAGATTTGATCCAGACGTAGACACTGTTCAAATAATTACACTGAAGTGCATCGACGTAAGTGAATCGAACCGCAAAGAGGTCGGCCTTGTCAGTGAAAATATAGTAATTAAGCCTGATGACGAAAAAGGCTTTATCAGCGATAAGGAGGGTATTGGCGCTTCGTTTTTCCCTTTAACAAAAGTCGCAACTGGTTTAATTAGAAACAACAGGCCAGCTGTGGTCACGGAAATTGGTCTAAGAAGTAAGGTTTTTCAACGTCTTAACGGCTTATGTGCGTTTAATTCGGTCCCAACTACATCTGAGCTAGACGACTTCGACGACCAAGAAACGACAGTGCGTTCTGGAACGTACACCGGAACAATCAAGCGGACATCTGTTTTTCAGGTATTCGTTCGTAGAGCAGGTGTCAAGGACGACGGGACGCCTTACGATTTTCAAGAAATAAAGTATTACTTTGCGGTCACAGGAAGTCGGCCTGTTGATCAGTACAACTTTATACGTTTTACGCACCCACAAGAGCTGGGGCCAGTTGAGCTTGAATATAAGTTTGTTGGGATTCCAGCGGCTGAGCTTAGGGGTCTTGACGATGAAACGCTAGAAGTGTATGTGCTTTCAGCGTCTGTTTCTGACGAAAAATCAGATCTGCTGCGACTTAACGCAAAAGTCAATAACCTTGGGACATTTACAATTGCCTTTGCTGGAACAAGGCTTTTAAAGTTTCAAATTAAAGACAACAAGGAGTTTATTCGTAAATTTAAAAAGCAAGAAGTAACTGTAGGTGATGGCAAGCCTAAAACAATTATTCGTGACAAGGCTTTGCCGCTTGATGCAGATGGCAAGCTTAAGGTTGCACGTTCAGTTCAGCTTTTAGAAAACACTTCTAACGACAACATTAGAAAAGGCAGAACTGCAGCGTTCTTCTATGAAATTTTTGGTAATGCAGACAACGACCCAATCAATGAAGGTGGCGAAAAAAGCCTGCAAACAAGAGAAGAATTTGACGACGGACGTTGGATCGCTCTTAGGTGGACTGTAGAAAAGCAAAGGCTTCGGGAAGGCAACTTTGCTCGTGAAAACAACGGCATCAACTTTGCCTGGGCATTCCGTAAATGCGTAGTTGTCGGCAGTTCAGACGGATTTCAGCAAGACGAACGGATTGAAATTTTGCGTGGCTTGAAAGCAACATCTGGTCCCAAACAGGCGTATAGCAGTTCAAACCCTTTCATTCCTAACAACCCTGACGGAACTCTCACGTTTTCAGGGCAAGTTCAAAAAGTCAGTGTCGAAGAAATAGACCTAGCAAATGGTCGGTCACAGGCGTATTACTACGAAGTGTTTGGCAATGCAGCCAACTTGTCTATTGGCGAGACAAATACCATTATTCGCAATTATCCGAATGGCCCTAGGAAAATAAAAGTGACAATGACTGCAACTGTTATCAAACTTGAAAATCACTTCAGCGGCGAAAATAAAGGTTGGCAGCATCCAAGCGAAATAATAGTTAGCCAAGACTCTGACACAACAGACAACTGGAGCGTTGGAGATACTTACGAAGATCTTGTTCAGTTGTCAGCAAACAACCCACATATCACCTCTTACACAGAAACTGGGTTTAGGTACAAGATTGGCAATGTTAATAAAACCGAAGAGCTTCCCAAGAATGACGGTGATACATTTTTTGAAAGTCAAAGTCAATACGCAGATCAAAGCCTTTATCGGGGCTTGGTGCAAAAGTCACACGAATCAGAGCCAGAACACACTATTGTTTACGTCAATGAGGTTGTGCCCAACCTTAGAAACCCTGGCTACAACCACTTGACAACAACTGGTCTAGCACTGAAAGCAAGCCGTAATTTTACGAGTTTAGATCAAATGCGTTGTTGGCTTGGCAGCGGCTTGCACGTCAAGCGACTTCATCCTGATCTTTCTGTTTACAACTTGGCAAGTCTTGATGCCAATGGCAAAACTGCTGGTCCCAGCAACTTGTTTACTGATCTTGTGTTCTACCTGCTGACCAATCAAATGGCTGGAGCGGGTGGTTTATTGAGGATGGATGAAACTAGTCCGTCTTTGTTGAACGAACCAGATTTCGTGGAAACTTCGCGTTTTCTGTACGCGCAAAAACTGTTTTTCAATGGCGTACTTGGAGATAAGACAAACCTTCGTCAGTACATCACAGACACAGCGCCTTACTTCCTGTGCAACTTTGTGATTATGGATGGCAAGTTTTCACTAAAACCTGCTGTTCCTCACATGCCTGAAAGCGGGTTGATCAATCTTGGCCCAGTGCCTATTGAGCAGCTGTTCACCGCTGGCAACATTCTTGAAGACAGCTACAAGCTTGAGTACTTGAGAAGCGAAGAGCGCAGGAGCTTCAAGGCTGTGATGCGTTACAGGGAAGAAAGTAAGAACAAGTTTCCACAGGAGAAAACCATCGATGTCAAGTTTGAAAACGATGAAGAGACGGAGTTATTTGAGTTGCCGCAAGAGCAATTTGATTTGACGCAGTTCTGCACTTCAGAGGCACATGCAATTCAAGTTGCTAAATACTTTTTGGCAATTCGCAGGCTTGTACAACATACGATTAGTTTTTCGACGACTGTCCACGGCTTGAACTTGAGGGCAGGGTCTTACATCAAGGTGATCACGACATCAAGCCCATACTCCAGTGCAAACAATGGAACGGTTAGCAGTGCTGGGCAAATCACAAGTGTGCAAGACATGCCTGATGGGCAGTATTCAGTGTCCTTCTTCCAGACAAATTCAGAAGAAGTTGAAGAGGGCACGATGAATGTCAGTAGTGGCAGGGTGTCTGATGAGAGGTTCCACGATTCTGTATTTACGATCAAGGATGAAAGCGTTTCGCAAAACGTTTACGTTGTTGAGCAGCTCACGTTTTCACAGGAAGGCACTGTGGATATTGTCGCTTCAGAGCATCCTTGTGATGCTAATGGTGTAAGTGAACTCGCTAAGCTGATTGCAAGCGATGATGATTTTAGAATCGTTCGTAACTGATGGCTTTTCCTACGTTCGTTCCCACTTCACGTTCATTTGAGTCGGGGGATTATCCGGTTAAGACATTTAAGGCGCAAAACGGTGCAGAACATCGGATTTTGTATGGCAGCAATCGCACTAACATGAAGCTCTCCTTGAGTTATGCAAATATCACAGATGCCAAGGCTGAGCAGTTTTTAGATCATTTCGACGAAGTGCAGGGAACGTTCCAAACGTTTCATATCAGTGAAGAGCTTCGCGGTGGCTGGGAAGGATCAAAAGACGCGCTTGGAGCGGGAACTCACGGAAACAGGTACAGATATGAACAAGCGCCTCAAATGACGCAGGTGCGGCCTGGGGTTAGCACTGTTACAGTGAATTTGATTGGCGTGATCTGATGTCCTCGTCGTTCTACACCGGCAGACATGGAAGCTTGCTGCTAGAGGGCGTCAAGGTTGCCCAAGTGCAGAACTGGACGCTCAACACGTCTGTTTCTTTGTTGAGCACGAAGACGTTAGGCGAAACCGACGATCAATTTATCGTTGACAGTCGCAACACTAGCGGCAGCTGTCGTGTGCTTTATTACGCTGATGGAGCAAATAGCGCCGGTAGGTTTATTAGCAAGGTAATTAAGGCACGAGACGGCGACAACCAGAATGCACCGTTATTTCAGGGTGACGATGTAGCAGGCGAAGAAGAACGCTCTGACTTGCGTTTGAAGGTAGACGATGGATCTGCTGATGGCCGTTACATCCAAATGCGTGTATTTATAACCAACATAACTTTAACGATGGCAGTTGGTGAAATTTTTGCCGCTGACATTTCATTCCAGTCTCACGGTGCTCCTAATCTGGTCAACCTCTAATGACTGTTTACCTTGGAACGCACGGCGAAATTGAGCTAAGACGTGTCTTTAATGGCGACACGTTGCGCTCAACGATTGATGCTGCTGACGTAAACGCAATCGAAAAGCGGTTTAGCTTTGACTTCGAGCACGGCCAGCTAGTAACAGGCGATCAAATTGAGATTACTAGCACAGACGATAGTGCTCTTGACTTTGTTGATAGTTATACAGATTCCAGCATTAAGAAGTTTATTTATGTTGACGAGCTAGACGGTATCAGGCTTTATAACAGTTTTGCCCATGCAGTCACTGGTGGCAAAACAAATGCGATTGCTTTAGCAGCACCTGGAAATGCAATTCCAATCGAAGTAATTGTTGAATCTGCCGCACCACGTCTTTTGGCTCAAGTCAATAGTTTTGAGATCAATACTGAGCGTGAAACGGTTGACACAACAGTGCTGTCCGATGAGTTTCGCTCCAGAGTCAACACCCTGATTTCCGGCTCTGGTCGCATTACTGCTTTCTGGGAATATACCGGAAACAGCACTCAAGAAGTGCCGATGTATTTATACGAGTTAGCGCATCGCACAAAGGTTGGCAGTAATTTCATTGGACGTTTCTACATTAAAAAGTCTGGATACAACCCAAGCGGTGTTACAGATCGCGGAGACGATGAAGTTTGGTGGCGCGTTGAAGGGATCATTACAGCAGCAGCCATCCAGTTTTCACCTGATAGCACAGTGCAAATCACTGCCGACTTCATAACAACAGGCGAGCTGAGGCTAAGGATCAAGACTGTAGTGCCAGATGCTCTCTTGCAAGAGGACTCTGGTGAAATACGCTTGGATCAAGACAGCGGCGCTAAGCTGCTGTTACAGCAGGACGTTTAAAACGGAGCTAGCCGCCCATGGCTGATTTAAAAATTAGCGAGCTTAATGCGCTTGCTGGCTCTGCTTTAGCCACTGGCGATCTAGTTGCTGTTGTTGATAGCAGCGCCAGCGAGACTAAAAAACTGACAATTGGCGATTTAATCGCTAATGGCGTCACTTTGATTAGTGACGATACGATTCCTGGAGCCAAGATTTTATTTGCTGCTGGTGGCATTGCCACGGCAGACATTGCTGATTCTGCGATCACCACTGCAAAGGTTGCTGATGATGGCATTACGGCAGCCAAACTTGCTGACGAATCAACCGTTGATTTAGTTACAACGCTGCCTGCGTCTGGTGCTTTTCTTGGGCAGCTTGCTCTAGATACTGACGACAACAATTTATATGCGTGGTCTGGGTCAGCTTGGCTAAGCCTTAAAGCTGCTGGTTCAATCAATACCGTTAGCGGTAGCACTGTTGGCATCGTTGACATTACTGCGACGACAACTGGTAGCAGCGTTGAGATTGCAGCCGTCATCAATAACACGTCTGCAGCCAATCAATTTATGGCTGGACCTACCAGTGCTGGTGGTGCAGTTGCGTTTAGAACGATTGATGGCAGCGATATTCCGGTTGCGACTAGCAGCGCCAAAGGCGGTGTAGTGGTCAACGGTGAAGGACTCCGCATGGATTCCAACACTATTGAGGTTGACAACGACGTAACTGCTAGCGCCACGCATCATGTGGTGACGTATGACGCCAAAGGCTTGATCACTGGCGGTCGTGCAATTACGTCTACTGATTTGCCTGCTGCAACCAGTTCTGCAAAAGGTGCTGTTATTCCTGGCACGGGATTATCAGTTGACGGTAGCGGCAACCTTAATCACACCAATACTGCAACGACTGGCACCTTTCCCAAGGTGACGATTGATGGTCAAGGTCATGTCACATCTGGCGAATCGCTTTCTGCGGATGATGTTCCTGATCTCCCGGCATCAAAGATTACGAGCGGCACGATTAGCAGTGCGTTGCTTGCTTCTGGTGCGGTAACCGGCACAAAGCTAGCGGATCAATCAACTTGCAAATTTGGTGGTGCGGGTGGAACCGATAATGTCGTCACTTTCCCCGAGTCTGATTATAAAGGCCAGCTCTTTTTCGATGAGCTGAACGAAGACCTTTACATTCACACGGGAACTTCGTATCTGCCGATCACGATTATCAGCGGCAACTTGGTGCTTGCTGGAACGTATGACGCGAGTACAAACCTGCTGGATAGTGTGACCAGTGAGGGTAGTGCTGCTGGCTTTACGAATGGAGCCGCACTTCCTGCTCCGGCTAGTACAAACCAAAACTATTACGTCGTCGTCTCAAATTCGGGAACCGGCTCCGGAAATGCACCTGCAGTAGCACTGGCACCGCCAGACATGCTGCTTTCTACAGGGTCTGGAACGTTCACTTTGATTGACGTTTCCAACGCAATCGCTGGTCAAACTGCTGCAAACATCAGCGTTACGGCTGCAGGGAACATCTCTTCGACTGATGTTCAGGCTGCGCTGCAAGAGCTTGACACCGAAAAAATTGCCAAAGCTGGTGGCACGTTCACCGGCAACGTCAATCTGGGCACTGGCGTTGACCTTGTTTACGAGGGCGCAACAGCTGACGACTATGAAACGACGATCACGGTCACTGATCCGACTGCTGATCGCACAATCACGGTGCCGAATGTTACAGGCACCCTCGTAACCACTGGTGATACGGGCACAGTCACCAGCACGATGATTCTGAATGGCACGATTGCCAACGCAGACATCAGTGCGACTGCTGAGATTGCAGTCAGCAAGCTCGCAAACGGCACTGCCCGTCAACTGCTGCAAACTGATGCTGCTGGAACGGGCGTTGAGTTCACCAGCAATGTTGATATTCCTGGCACGCTGGATGTCACTGGAGCGGTGACTCTTGATTCAACGTTGCAGGTTGTCGGCAACATCAGTACTGACGCCAGCTTGGTCTTTGAGGGTTCAACTGCTGATGATTTTGAGCTGACGCTGAGCGCTGCTGATCCGACAGCTGACGTTACCGTCACGATTCCTGCAAGCACTACAACCCTTGCGGGTCTTGCTATTGCTCAAAGCTATACGAAAGCACAGCGTGGAACGCCTGTTGCGCTGACCGATGCAGCAACGATTGCTGTTGACCTGAGCTTGGGCAACAATTTCAGCGTGACACTGGCAGGCAACAGGACATTGGGCGATCCAACGAATGTGACTGCTGGTCAATCGGGTGTAATCGT